AATAATCTCCTAATATTATTTTTCACGTTAAAACGGTGCATCTTCGTTTTCGGCTTTTATTTCTCCATTTTCGATATAAAATCCAATTGTACCAGTGTCATCCACCTCTTCCGCCCAGATCTGGTAATCGAATTCTCTGGCCATTTGGCGGACAATTTCTTTACTTTTGTTATCCAATAAAGTCCAATCTGAAATCCTTAAAACCTTTAATTTAGAATTTAAGGCCATTCCTATTTTTATACAGATCCTTAACTGTTCTGAGTACGCTATTTGGGAGTATGGAGTACCATCATAGGCTATACCATCTTCGATTAGGCTTAGTTTTTGATCGGGGATTTTATGCCAATTTTCTCTCAGGCCATCTTCTTTTATTTTAATTTGTTCGTTTATGTCATTGGTAAAATCGTCATATTCATTTTTGGCCTTATTTTCTTTTCTGTCTGCTGCCCTATTACGATCCCTGGCCCTTACCTGCTCATTTATTGCCTGCGATTCGGTTAGCTTTTCATTTAGAGATTCAACCGGTATTTTTTCATGTGATTTTAAATAATCCCCATATTCAATAACATTAGTTTTTAGCATTTCTATTTCATTTAGTGCCTGTTCTCTTTTCCTAACTGTTTCATCAATTTTTGTATTGGTTACCATTGCTTCTTGTAATCTATAATTAATATCTTCAACTGAAATTAATTCTTCCGGTAGATTTTCAAGTGTTATTTCTTCCCTATTCCCGGATAGTAATTTTACTTCCCGGCCTTTTTCTAATCTTTGATCATATAAGTAAGCAATTCTTTTTTCTATTTCGGTGATGTCAAATCCAGTTAAATCAATAAGCACCTGCCTCTGTTCTCTTCCCTTCATTTGTGAAAATAACCGCGGATCAAAACTTAGATAGCCAATAAAGTCATCTAATAGCTTTTGTGGGGTAGTGTACTTTAATCCTTTTCCATTAGTTACTTTTAGTTGGGTATCGCCCTTAGTTGTCCATACCCTATTTACAATAAATAGCGGTTCCGGAGTTTTCCCCTGTTCAACATCTTCCGCCGTCAAATCTTCACATAAGGTTACTTCACCTTCTGCTTCTTTTTCGCCCTTTCTAATGGGCATAGGGGTTTCCTTCGCCCCAGCTTTCCAGCATAAAATAAACCAAATAGAGTCAAGAGCCGAGGTTTTACCGGCCCCATTTTTGCCGGATATAATCACCACGTTGTCCTTGGGCGTTATGTCTATTGCCTTAATCCCTTTTATATTTCTACTTTTCAAATTAATGATTTTCACTTTTAATTACCTCCTAAAATATTATTTTTCCAAAATTAGCCAAAGGTGTCAGGATGACACTTCTGGCAAAACCCTGAAATCCCATATTCTTTAATGGATAATTGATCTTTAAAATCTTCCATTTTTATTTCTTTGCCACAAAAAACACAAACATTTTTTTCTTTGGCTTCTGTCGGTGATCTTCCAAAGGCTTTTTTGGCAAAGTTATCAAGAAAACTTTGTATCTCTTTGCTTCTTTCCACCTTTAAATTTCCTCCTTAATTTTTAATATTTCTCCACAATCACAAAAACAAACTTTGTATTTCAAGGCCCAGCCATACCAGACCTTTCCACATTTAGGACACTTTACTTTTGGCATCGATATTCACCTCCTTATTTATTATTGATTCGGATCTTTACTTCATATAGCAAATTATTAGTATATTCATTGGCCAGTATTTCATTTAATTTCTCATCTTTATATCCATGTCTTGCATCAACTGATTTTATTAAATGACGTAACATCTTTTTAAAAACTCTTTTTAATTGTTTTAACTTTTTTTCTTCCAATTTCTATACCCCCTTTTTTATCAAGCCCCCGTTTAGGTCCTTTGGTTAAGATCCAAAGTCTTGGCAAAAACCTTAACTCAACCTTGCGGGGGCCTGTTTTACATTTATCCTTAAAATAAAAATAGCCAAATATCCAACCGGTTATTTCTAACCAACCAAATATTCGGCTTTAAATGCGAAACTGTTTAAAGACCCGCCTTTAATTCTATTTATTTTTTTAGGTAATAATCTTAGATTATTTAAATCCCAAGCTTTTCTAAAACCAATATGCGTTGTTTTAGAATATTTATATATTCTAATAGGTTTTATGTGGTCTAATTCTAATCTGCAATCTAAATAATCCTGCCAGGTATATTCTTCGGGAATTGTAGAAATTAATCTTGCTTTTAATTCCCTTATTGTATATCCTAATATTATTTTCCAATGATTTTCTTTATTAGATTTACTATTTTTTAAAGCCCTTCTAATCGAGCGACTTATATTTCTATCTAATCTAAATCTTTCGTCAGTTTTTAATCTATTAGCTTGATACTTTTTATAATATTCATAAAAAGATTTGTTATACATAAAAAAACCCCAAATATTCTTAAATGTTCAGGGTCTTTTTTGGTATTCGATATATTATATGTTATATCCTGTAATATATCTTATGTAAACTAAATAACTAAAATTAAACCCCGAAACATTTAAAATATTTTTTTATAATAATACTTCTTTATAAAAATCCATTATTGCTTTTTGATATATTGGTAAAGGTTTTCTAGTTGTCCCTAATTCCCATCTTACTATTGTATGCTCTCTACAGCCAATCTTATCAGCAAGCTCTCGCCTGGTCAAATTAGCTTTTTCCCTTGTTTTTCTTAATTTGCTTAAATCAATTATCATATAACTAACCTCCCATAAAAATATTACTATATGTATAGTAATATGTCAACCCCTTTTTGAAAATAAATTAAAAAATGTGAGTTTGAACAAAAAATAGCATTATATTAGCTTGTTTTTTGTGCGGATTATATATAATCGCCTTTAAGGGGTCTGTGGCTATCGTAGTGGCAAATTATGCTTTTTACATACAATCATAAGCGTATATATCAAAATGTCGCACAAAAATAGCAGATATAGGGTAGGATTTTATGATTATGATAAATTGACCTCCCGGGCCCTAGAATCCCGGGAGTTAAGGAGGTACCTAAATGAAAAAGTATCGTGGGTTGGTGGCAAGCAATATTTATTTTGGAAGATCCGGGCATACAAATTCTTTTTTCCGGGAAAACACTTTCATACATTCTTCGATTTGGGCCTTATTCATTGACCTAATATTTTCCTGGATATCTTCGGTAACTAAATTAATATAAGTTTTGTATCTCTCAGAGTGAAGATATTTCCTATATTTTTTATGGTAGTCTGCGTCAAATATTCCCCAGGCCTTAAATAGCTTCTCCCAATAGGGCATAGTCTTTTTTTCTAACCAGGAATCGCCTAGGTACTGACGGTAGGGTTTCCATGTTTGAACCAACCGACCAGATTAAAGAATGCTACTGCTATGTCAATAAAACCACTTGCAATACCTAATAACTTTTCTTTGGTTATGGGTAGAACGTTACCTTCAGCCAGCTTATCATAGAATAAAGCAATGGCATCCATTATGGCCTTTTTCTTTTCAGCCCCAAAACCGGGAGTTTCAAATTCTTTGATTAGGGTCAGAATTATAGGAACGATCCCGCCTATAAGAGCTAATAATTTTAATATGCTACTCATCTTTTTCACCTCACTTTCCTTTTATTATTTGATAGAACTTTAACAGATCATTATTCTCTATCGATCCAGAATAGATAATCTTATTCAAATATATCCAATATTTACTCGGACTTGGGGGCCTTACGTCTAGGTGACAATAATTAAAACCTATCCCTATTCTAAGACCACCAATCTTTTCAGCAGCCAATCCTATATCGATGGGTTTTACCCCTTTTATTCTAATATCGGCAGCCTCTCCGGTTATATGTGGAGAGTTAGGAAAGCCACCGATCTTTTTATTTTCTTCCGGGCACCGGATTCCACTATTAATAATTATAGGTTTATTGCCTAAAGCAATTCTTAACATTTCTAATTTGAATATTAATAATTGACTTACTCTAACTTTTTTTCTTCTGCATTTTTTGCAGGGGCATCTAAATTCTGACTTCCAGAAATTAGTAGAGAGATCACCTAAAGATTTCTTATTTCCGTCCATTCGCCTTTTTAACCTTTTTATTAAAATTTACTTTATCTATATTCCCATTAAAATGCCTATTTAAATACTTGGTTAATGTTCCCACCATACTTATACTTTTGCGGTTTAATCTTGCATTCGTTAAACCATCTTTATGTAATGCTTTTAGTTCCACTTTAAACATGCTTAAAATACTTTTCATATTCTTACTTTGTTCTGTAATAAGATATCTAACCAACCAAGAGATTAATACTAAAAATATACCGGTTACAATTGCTATCCCATATTCAGATATTGCTTTCCCTATTTCAGTCCCTTCCATTTATCTCATCTCCTTACTCCAGCCCATTCCATTTAGTAAATTCTTTGGTGTTCCACTTAGTTATGGTTTGGGTATTCCATTTATGATCCCAACCAACAGCAGTCGTTCCTGTTCCGTAAAGAGCAATAGCATTGCTGGCTTGAAAAAAAAATGTATAATTAGTACAAGGTATAGCATCTGTAGCATTCTTATACCAAATACCTTGCTCATCGCCTAACTTCTTTTCTATATCTCCATTAGTATAATGTATTCCAATGTAATCGCCTTTTATGACATCTAAATCAACTGTATATTCATGATAGCCTGGCTCTAATAAATCAGTTATATATTCCTCATCACGAGTAGTGAGATTATTAGGAAACCCATCCGGGTCAGGACAATAAAAAATAGCTACTGTAACCTCTGGCATATTCGCTTTCCCATATATATGTATGGTAGTAATTACCCCTGACGCGTTAGCTGGATTTGATTTATTAATTAAAGTTCCATGAGCCCATGAAGCTGTATAATCTTCCGATAGTAAAAATTATCAATAATATTTTTTTCATGATTAAATCTCCCCTACGTCAATCGATGGATCAAAGAATAAAATATCGGCAGATTTTGCCACACCTACCCTTTGTAATTGCTGTCCAGTAGTAGAAGGGGCAGTAGAGGTTACGCCCCCAGCGGTGGCACTGGTATAAACCATCGCCCCTGTAAAATCCCATGCATCTATTCTTATATATCCCATAACCAACATTAAGCAAGTCTGTCCATCGGTTTTACTTTCAAGGGCAATTCTCAATCCTGGCATATTAGCTGCTAAATCTGCATCGGCCAATTTCCACTCTTTATCGGTCCAATCAAAATATAATAAAGCTCCAAAAGTAACCGATTCACCTACAGGTTGGGTATCTATATCCCCACTCCAGGTAAGGTCAGAAGCTAAAGCATTAGTAAATACAAAAATAGTATCGGTATTTTGAGTATGCTTTTTGGTTACTGCATCCTTAACATCCGCAGCGGTAGAGCTGTTTCCTGCCCCATCGTCAACGGTTTCAGCTTTATCTACTATATTATAAGTTTTAGCTCCACCAGCAGGAATCCCAAATTCTAAAGCTGTTTCACCTGCATTAACTTTGACATATTTTCCCGCCTGGTCTGTATAGTTAGCGGGGGTATCAGTTAAATCTGTAAATTTTAAAGCAGCAAGTTCATCACTATCAATTATATCCTTTTTATAGATAGTCTCTAATTCTGGCAATGTGTTTATTTCGGTTTTAAGATAATAAAGAGATAAATCAAGACCCAATTCTGTCTTAGTCTGCCAGGTCATTTCGCCGGCGATATAAGCAGCAATATCATCATTTTCAGGAACATTAGAAAATTTTAATCCAGTTTCGGGAATCTGGATTGTACCTCCGGTAGTGCCATCGTTAGGATATAAATTATTTTTCTTATCATGTACTAACAAAGCCCCCAGATCAGAAACAATTTGTCTTAATTCATTAGTATCTTCCCAGGCATTGGCTTTATCCCCAGTACCAACATAAAAAAGATCTCCGCTTTCTTGAGTAAATTTATAATAGTCAATAGCGAAGCCATTTATGCTAAATACCAATAGGATAATCGATAAGATGATCCCTAAATATCTTTTATTTTTTAACATCTTCTTTTACCACCTCACTTTTAACCGGTTTATAATTTTGAATCGTAGTTATAAGCACATCCCTAAGACCCTTCATACTAAACTGGCTTATTCTATTCCCAAGCTCTTCTTGCAGAAATTGGGTTAGTATCTTGTCAATTTCTTTTGATAAATTTTCCATAATATTCTCCTTTCTTAAAATAAAAAAGAGCCAAAAACAGAATGTTTTATCATTCTTATTCTTGGCTCTCTAAAAGTGGAGCTCTCCATTATTTAATTTTTAGAAATTATTTAACTAAAATTCACTTTTGCTTTTTTCTTCTAATATTTTATCTGACCATTCTTTTAATTCTTTGCTTTCGTATATAATTCTCAAATCTATTTGATAATTATCACCCTTTAAACCTATCCATATTTTTGTTTTTGGGGTATCCCACTCAGTATAATAAACTAATTGACCTGCGGAGACTGCAGTTCCATAATTTTGAGCATCTCCTTTAAACATGTCATCTAACCATATTATTTTATCTGCAACCGGTTTATTATATTTTTCTATCAATATATTTTTTAATTTATTAAAGTCATCAATCCAAAAATTTAAATTTGTATGATATTGAGTAAACATATAACCAGCAATATATAATTTATTTTCTAAAAATTGAAAGATAACATTACAATCAAGATCAGCAACTTTATCTTTATAAGCAAAACCATCTTCATATAACTCTGCAATTTCACTTTTTTCTGCTGTCTTAACCTGCTCTTTACTCGTTCCCCAATTTGTATTTCTTAAATCATATACTTGCTTTTCTGCTAAAATTGTTAGGGTTAAAGAAAAGATTAATAACATAATAAAGAATGATAAAAATACTTTTCTTTTCATTTTATACCCCCTCAAATATATTAAATTTTTCTATGTCTAATTATAAACCTCTTTTTTAAACATTTCAATTTTTTGGATTCTTATTTATAATATTTTCTATCTTTGTATTATACTTTTCAAAACTTTCATCTACAATCCCCAAGTGGTCTAATATTGTTTTGAGGGTTTTTCTATACATTTTTAACTCTGCATAAACGTTATACAAGTTGTTTATCTTTTTCCCTAAAGCCACTCTCCTATCTGTATCTGCAAAATATCCATATTTGGTATAATTAAAATCAACTATTACTCCATCCAATATCTCGTATAAAGGAAAGCTATTCCAAGTTTCCTGTTCTCTTGTAATGAATATCTTATGTTCTATCTCGTCTGTATCCTTATTATCTTTATCTTTTTTGTAAATTGTTTTTAGTGTCTTTTTGATGAATTTATCATCATCGGGTAAATCAATCTCCAAATCATAACCAAGGTGTTTTTCTCCTATTATATTTACAACAATATCGTGTTCAATATTATCCTCTTCAAAAGTCATTTGCTTAATGTTTATGTATAATTTAATTTTTACCACCCACTTCCATCTAAAGCATATTCCCATCCACCAGCACCATTATAAAATTTCATTTGCCAAGGGGAAACGTTCATATAAGCGTAATCTCCTACATGCGCAGTAGGTGCAGAAGTTAAAGAAGGCATTTGTAATGTTCCCCCGCTATAAAATATCAAAGCATTATTTACAGCATTGAGAACTATTTTATTGTCGTTATATACTTCCACTCTTGCTATTCCAATTCCACCGAATGAGATAGCGGTGGAAATCATATTAATAAAGAAACTTTGCAAACCTGCCTTAGAAAATATTAATCCACTTCCGCTTGCATCATAAAACCTGATTCCGCTATCTTCAAAATATATATCTTCATTAGTTCCGCCACCAACTTGAACTCGAACTGACCTTAAAGTTCCTGTCCTGATGTTAGTTGCAGTTAATAGACTCGTTTTTATATAACCACCTACAATAACGGTATTATCCAATAGGGCTGCCGATACTAAATTATAATAGGCCAAATCACTTACAATATCATCGGTATGGTCTGCATTGGTCGGAGGTTTTGTTCCTGTTATAGCCGAATAGGCAATACTATCTAAAGTTGCTAAAGCTCCCGCATCGGTTAAATTTGCTATTCCTGAACCACCTTTTATTATAATACTTCCTGCAATAGTAAGATTAGAACCATCCCATTTTAGATATTCCGTATTCGTTCCGATATGCAATTTATATTTATCTACATTGTAACCCATCCAGAAACCGGCTACAGCATCGCCATAATTTTTACCGGATGAACGAATAAAGCCAGTATTATCTAAAGTAATATCACCTGCGGTTAGACTTCCCATATCAGCATTAATAGCTGCCAGATTATCAACTGTTATTTTGCCGGCAGTAACCGAGCCATTGGGAAGAACGAGCGTATTATTATCTAAATCAAAATATACCAATCCATTAGTGGATTCTATTTTTCCGGTTCGGATATATTTACCGTTTATAATCGTCTGGCCATAAGTAAGAGATACTCCCCGCACTCCTTCAACTACAGAATGCAATACACCAATCAGGAAATAATAATAGGTCTCGTCATCATCAAATTTTTTTTGCGTTTCATCGACTACAATCTGCCCGGTATATCCGGGCTCTTTAGTGCATTTTGCGTAAATATAATATGGTGTAGCATTTACCAAGCTATCCTGGGTATTCTCCGATAGTGTCCATGTTCTTATCTCATCCGCAATCGATAAATGAATCAGTTGACCTGCACTGGCATGGAATTTGCTTACATCGGATTGATAGTTCCCCTCAATTTCAATTTCCTTTAAAATAAACTGTGTAGATTTTGCCCCAACTGACAGCATTCCGGTTTCAACCGAAGCAGGCCGGATATTTCCCATATCGAAATATCCGTCTGTATCAAAAACCATCGTCCTTAATTCTTCTGAAGTTCTCCAATTCCGCCTTGACCTTATAATATCGCCACCATAACCAATCTCTATTTTTTCTTTCAAATCTTCCTGCTCGGAATATAGCCGTTGGATCAATTGTACTTCTAAATGATCAGTTAATTTTAGAGTATATTTATATTCATTAGCCACCGATTTAGTTAATTCTACTATCCGGGTCATTACATCTATCCCTAAATCTGTATCTTCTATTGTAATAAAATCCCCTGCTTTAAGGTCAATAAGATGGGTTTTAAAATAACGGGGGTCAGGAGTGAGGATATAGGTTACTCTCGGTTCGCAGTTATCATCAATATAGGTTTGGGCTTTGGCTTGTAGGGCTGTTTCAGCAGTATCTATATAAGATTGTGGAAGATATATTTCAAGTAGAACATATTTATCACCAACAGCAGGCTTTAAAGTGGCATTCGGCATTTCATAACCTACCTCGTCCTTATAGGCTATAATAGTAAATTCTTTGGTAGCGTTATTATAAGCAGAGACTTCAAATTCATACCCGCCTAAATTCCCAGAATTAAAATGGAGTTTTGCAGTTACGCCGGAAAGCAGATAATCATTCAGGTTAAAATCCATTCCACTATCAGTAAATTTTGTTATATCCGCCCCATCAACCGCGCTAATAGTCCCTTCCCGGTGTGGGTAAATATCCTCAAATATTTCTGTATGTTCAATTGTGCCATACTCATCAACATTCTTTTCAAGGTAGGATAATCCGCCATCTACAAATATCAATCTTCTTGAATGGTCTCTGTAATCATTTGCTAAATTTTTCTCTGAGCCAAAAGCATACAGCCTTGTAATGATATTTTTTTCACTTAGTGTAGTCCGTTGTATATTTCTCAAACCTTGCTTATACATAAAAGTTAAACCGGAATCACTGCCCGCCTTATCAGTAAAACAAATATCTTTTTCATCGAAATAAAATTCCCCTTCAAATTCATTACATAGTTTTTGCAAGACTTGCATACAATTAGCTTTGGAAAAGTGTAGCAGCTTATAGTCTGCATTTGTCTGGTCGCAAGTCCCCTTTGCCCAATCTGAATGCGTTCGGTTCATGTTGGTTACAATTAAATTAATAAAAGTTTCTAAATTCCCCACCAAGTCAAAATCGGAGTTTCCGTCACTATCTAAAAATTGGGTCTTCAATAATTCATAATACTCGGACTCGAAAACGAGGTTATAATCAAATGAATTTGAACTGCTCTTTTTGATATTTGGGAGGTTATTTACATAATAGTTTATACCATCATAAATAACGTAATCGCCGATAGTGATGTCTAAGATATCATGAGAATTAAACGTTGACTTTATGATATCCTCACCCAACAACTGACGAATGAGTCTCGTGTTATCATCTATATGAAGACTAAGATTAACTTCTGCACCTCTATAGATATCTAGCATTATTTCTCCTTATTTACTAATGATTTCCTGCGATTTTAAGACAACTTTTAGACGACCAATATATTCTTTTTCTGATTCATTTCTTAGCCTAAAATTATCTTTCCAGACTTGCCTTTCCTGTCCAGCCTTTATTTTTTGCTCTTCTCCCCAGGTTTTACAGCTTTCTACATGGGAATTATAACTTTGAAAATCTATATTATTCTTGTCTAATATCCCTTTCCTTAATGCTTTAATTTCTTCATCTATACTATATTCTTTTCTAATTTTAGCAATCACTTTTTTATCAATTATTTTATCCTCTAAAATATCCTCGGCAAATAATGTTTCTTCCTGTTTGCCGGTTTCAGAATTTATCTGTTCTTTAATTAAATATTTATACATTTTATTTAATCTCCTTTCTATATTATTATTTTAAAACAAAACTCCTTAAAATCTTTTTTCTTCGCAAAATTCATTGACCATTTCTCTTGTTAATTTTTTCCTTCCATAAATTCTATGAAATTCTTTATGACAATCTTCGCAAAACGTAATACCGTTATTTATATCGAGAATCTTATCTTTATTCCCTTGATAATCTTTGATATGATGAGCATTTAAAATGCCACCTTTTTGCCCGCATTTTTGGCAAATATAATTGTCTCTTTTATATACATCTTTTCTCCATATCCTATAATTGCCTTTTGTCATTTTGCATTGTCTTTCTCCTGTAATTCCACCTTGCCAATTCCAATGTTTTTTGCCAAAATAATGGCGAGAGACTTTTTTTATATTCTCTTTCCTTAAACAACCACAGCTTTTTGTTTTGTCTAATAAAAAATTACTATTTGATACTTCACATATATTTCCGCAGTCACATCTAAAAATTGAATACCCACTTTTTTCCGCAGGTTTCAAAACCGTTAATCTATTTTTCTTTGTGCCAGGCTTTATTGTTTTTGATAACTTTTTTTTAATTGCACATTTTTGACAAAGAAAAGAACCCGATTTATTTAATACTGAAAAATATCTTTCAAAAACAACTCCGCATTTAGGGCACGTAATAACAATTTTTTTCTTACTATTTGGTTTTAATTTATTTAAAGGAATCTTCTTCCCTCTATATATTATATAATTACTGTATTTTAACATATCTTATTATACCATATAATATACATAATAACAAGAGTTATTCCAATTCGTTTATCCAGTTATCCAGTAATTGATAAAAATCTTAAATCTTTAGCAAGTCTAATTAGTAATCTTAGTTTTTCTAATTCCACGTCAATCTGGAAAAGATGTGGAATCTTGTATCTACTTTTATTCGCCTGAATAATAAGTTTTTGTATATCTACCATGCAATTTTCTACCTGCTGAGCTAAAACAAATCTCTGCTTTCTCGGAAATTTATCGAGAATTGGAAACAGATATAAAATTAAATCATATGTTTTTTGGTAAATTATTAATTTTTCATTCAAAACAGATTCTCCGATACCAGATTACAGATAATATTATCTTGCAGCACGGAACCCGAGACTGCTGTACGTACTCGACGGTGCATAACCCAAATTCAGACCGAGAATTCCAGCATCCAAAGTAATATCCCAAAAGCCGCCACGTCCCGCAGCCCTTTCGCCAGTATAAGCCAAGTAAGCCTTGTCACTTCCATATTCAAGAACAGCTGAGCCAGTCGTTTTAGGTAATGCTGCTTTTTTCCCGTTAACGTCAGAATCTTCAAGGGTAGCTATGTAATTAGACGAATTTGGCAGAGTTAATCCAGCTTCCGGGAATCCAGGATTAATTATATGGTCTGTTCCGCCTACTCCAGATACACTATTTCCGCCACCCATAAGTAGGTCTATCCATTCATAAACATTTCCATTTAAACCCCAAACTCCGAGTGGATGTCCGGTTAAACTCCAAGTGTTCGGACCGCTTCCGGTAAGACATCTATCGATACCATCATCAGTTCCAGGTTCTATAGGATCTCTCATTCCATAATTTTCAGGGGAATCAGCATCCTGGTAATCTCTACCATAATTATTATTTCCTTTTGGAAGGTCAATCCCTGCTCTTCTCTTATCACCAAAAATCATACAAGCCAAATAAGCCATACTTGCCCATTCGTAAGCTGTTACCATGTGGTATTCTGGTATAGTGTAACTATCGCCACTTGCCACATTCGACGGTAGGTCAGGTTCAAAATATACCGTTGTTGCAGCAGGATTAAATCCAGTAATTCGCCTTATATAAGTTAGTCCATCAGCGACAAGAGTAATCTGTATTTGTGTACCTACTGCATATGTGGGTAAGTGGACTGTATCGGTTAATTCATTGGCTGCTCCTGCTGCCGCCGAAGCTGTGCTCGTGTTAGAAGCTCCCCTATTTTCACAGGCTACTTTTGCATTAACCCAGGAAATATCTGTCCAGGGCACTTTGAGTACTTGTGATACTCCGGGAATAGCTCCGGGGGTATTAGCTGCTGTGCCACCTCTCGAAGCCATAGTAGAGTCAGGTTGGCTGCATTGATATTTATCAACCCAGAATCCGCCCATATTTATCCCGTTTAAATTCGGTTGAGCTACAAAACCCGCAGTTACATATTTTGGTATCCATATCATATTTGAATGAGATGCAAGAGCCGTCACTCCATCTGTATGGATAAATGTCTCTTGTCTCATAGCTGCAAGAACATTTCTTACAGCCTCATCGATGTCCGCTCCTTTGTGAATCGAATTATAATCTGTCATTATTTTATCTCCTTATATATTTATATTTTTTTATTCTCTTATTCTCTTATCGTAAATGTAAGTCCATCGGAATCTAACACTGGACTTCCATCAGAATCTAAGAAATCATCATAAACAATTGCTATGGTAAATACCAAATTACTCACATCATATCCATTTGTTTCAGTAATTTTCACCAGACATATTGAAGAATCTATATAGGGAATTGTCCAGCTATAAATTCCGTCACTCGTTGTTTCATAATTAATTACCCTCCAAGATGCTCCATTGTCATCACTATATTCTATCTTTACATTAGTTACGCCATCGCTATCCCAGGTTATATTATGGCTCGTTCCCGGTTGCCAGTTTTCTCCTCCGTTAGGAGAAGTGACAAAAACAAAAGTTGGCACTATTATAGGAACAGGTTCTCTTAATGGAATATAAAACTTGCCCACCAACTTATCTCCGTCCCATTTCGTCAAAATATTAAATGTTGAATTTTCTTTAAAATATACATTGTAAACCATGCTTCCGTATGGCAATTTTAGGGTATGCAGACCCGAACTTACCAATACCGTTTTAAAAGCATTTAATTTTGTCAAGAAATCTATTTTTGAATCAGCTACAATATGGCAAATTAATCTGACATTTCGAGCATCCCAATATATATCTTCTTCGTCTGTAAATGATTGCACCCCATTGGAATCTTCCCAACTGTACTCAGTTACCCCTTTCCGTTTTGGAAAATCCCAGAATCCGCTTGATTTTTCTACGTATATTCCGTATGTATCTGCTAAATCTAAACCGTCGAATAGGTAATTTTTTTGCATATTAACTGCCTCCTATACCCCTTAAAGTTTCATTTTCTAAAGAGACACCTGTATTCATTTTATTCCAGATATTCTCTAAATATTTATTGTATTCGGTATTATCGGCAATTCTCGAATTGATTATTATAATATTCTCCATATTAGAAAGTATACTTACGGTATTTATTCTAATTGCCTGGAATTGGCCAGCCAATAATCCTGCTGTTTCTTCTGTTATACCTGCAATAGCCCCGGTTAAACCTGTTACACTTGGAATCGCCCCCACTGCCTCTTCTAATCCTAGACCTGCTGCTTCTAATATATCTGCAAATGCACCCCATTCTGTTTCTATATCTTCAAGCATATTTTGAAATGTTGTTGATAGAAATTCTATATCCTGAGCTGTTAACCCTCCATCAGGAGTGCCAAGTCCGAGAAGACCTGCAAATCCACCTCCAGATAATATACTAAATAAATTATACCAATCCTCAATATATTTCGTGATTATGGTTCTTTTAAAGGCATCTACAATCGCCTTTTTCATCATATCGTTAAAAGTGTCGGCGAAAACTTGGGCCGAGTCTAATCCTTGAGAAAATCCCTCTGCAATAGCATCAGCGATTGTTTCGGCAGTAGTTCCAGTGAGGATTTGTTGATATTGTTGGTTCAAATTAAATATTTCTGCATTCACACTTTCTATGGAAGATAACCAATTATCTATTGCTTCTTGATTAGTCTCATCCCATGTCCACCATAGGAATTGTCCATAAGCTGCCTCTTCTGCAGCTATCAGATCATAATATACATCAATCTGCTCTTGCAATAAGGCGATTCTCTCTTTTATTGCTGCTGTTTCTGCTATTCCTGTTGCCTGATTCAATATATACTGTTGTGCCTGTAATTCAAGAGTAATCTTTTTTAACTCTTCTTCTAATTCTGGAACATCAGTTTTATGTTGCACAAACAAATTAATAATACTGCTTATAATAGTTGCGATTCCACCTAAGGCTGTTGCAATACCACCAATACCACCCATAGAAAACCCAGAGGCTATTTGTCCAATTCCACTTACTAAATCAGCCATATCATTTATAGCTTCTTTAAGTTCGGAATCAAAATTACCTACGGCATCAGCTAAGTTATGCAGTGCATTTACAGTATCATCGATTTCACTTCTCACGTTTTCCCAGATCTGCTTTTGTGATTCGGCAATTGCTTCATCGATTTTAATTATTTCGTTGCGATAATTAGCATATTCTAATTTCATTGCTTCAAGAGTCTTAATTTTATTTTCTAATTCTTTATTATTTAAATCTTCCCCAAATGCTGCTAATTTCTCATTAACTTCTTTTGTTGCTTCGCTTGCTTCTATTTCTGCAATAAGCATTTCTTCTATATTTTTTAATCTTTCTTTTTCATATTCATCGTCCGTTAATAATAATAATTCAGCGGTCTTTTTATGGATAGAAATAATTTTTTCTTCCGTGGTCTGGTAAGCAGCAAAATAAGAATCTAATAATTCTCTTTTTTCTTTGGCTGCTGCTTTTTCTATTTTAATTATTTCCTGTAATTTATTTCTTATAAATTCAACACGTTCTACATCAATTACTTTTTCTGCTTCGAGTTCTTTCAATTTCGCTTCAAGTCTTTTGACATAGGCTTCTTTTTCTTCCCCTATTTGCTTTTCCCAGCCCTCTTTGAATATAGCCAATTTTGCTTCTGCTATTTCTTTATCATATTTAAGGTTAATTTCTGTCTCTTCCTGTTTATTTAATTCTTGAGCCTTTAAATAATCAGCAGTACCTTCATCTAAAATACTAATCACTTTATCGAAACTTTCCTTTTGGGCTGCAAGGTCTTTTTCTCTATTAGTGGCAATAAAATCAAATACCTCTTTTTCATCTTGTTTTCTTTTTATTAATATCCCTTTATTATATTCATATATATCGTCATCAATTATTTTAATTAATTCAGCGTTGTCTTTATATAGCTCTTTTTGCCCATTGAGCCATTCACCATAATTACTACCTTCTTCATGTAATAATTTATAGCGTTTTTTTAATTCTTCTTCTGTCATTACAGTTAAATCATTATTATATCTTTTGTATTGACTTGCCATATATTTTAATTTGGCTTCTATATCTTTAACCTGCTCATCTGTAAGAGTGGTTATAATTTTAGGTTCTTTAGTTATGGGTTCGGGTCCATATTTACTTTCAGGATAATATTTAGTTGGTGGTTTGCTTAATATTTCTTCTAATTTTTTTACAGCTTCAGTTTGTATATTTACTTCTTCTGTTGTTTTCTCCACATCAAGCCTTAATTGTATTTCTGTTTTGCCCACTTTCAATTCCGCTGTTGCCAAATCAAGCATTGTTTCCTCAAGGTTTGTATCTTTTGCAAATAATGCATCGGTAACTTCTTTTATTAATTTTATTTGCCTTTCGGTAGTATCCTCTCCCAGTTTCATATCTTCTTGAATGTCACGTATTCTTCCACCAAAATTCATGACTGATATTCCTGCTCCATCATATACTTCAATAAGTGCTTTTATCTGTTTAGTATAATCATCACCATAATACATGCTCATTGTTCGAAAAAGTTCCTTAATAGGAGCAGTCTGTCTATTACTGATTTCTTCATACCAAGTAGCTACTTTTTCTTTTAATCTTTTTACTTCTTTATTTGCTTCATCCTCACTTCTTTCAAATCTTGTCAATGCTATTGCTGCTTGCTTTTCCTCAATTTCTGCTAAAGTTAATTCTGTTTTCATAATTCGTAAAGTTGCTTCTGCAGTTTCCTCTTTGGCTGCGGTTAGAATATCAAAGTCTGCCCCAGCTTCTCTGGCAGCTTTTCCAAGATTTGGTAAGAGAGTAATTAAGGCATCTTCGGCAGATTTTAATTCAATCGATACATCTTTACCCTCTTTTAATTTACTTCGTAAATCCTCTATTTTAGCGGTTAATTCATCAATCCTACTCTGTTTTCTTCGCAAAGTATCTGCTAATTCTGAATATGCACGGCTCATATTAGATAGTGAATCAGTAGCACCGCTCATGGCTATATTAATTCCTTTGGCTATACCGTTCATAGATTTTAATATTTCGTCTCCGAGAGGTTTCAATTTAGCCATTACATTATTATGTAAGATAGCTAATTGATTTTCGGTGGTGTCCATCATGGTCTTGAAAGCTTTAGTATTATTTCCTAAAGAATTCGTTATCGCATCTGAAGTTTCCTTAAAATTCATACCCTCATTTGTCATAATTGCCAATAATCCGATAAGTCCACGCACATTCGGGAATAATTCCATTAATTTTTCTTTTTGGCCTTCGGTTGCTTCTGACATTTGTTTTAGCATGTATTCAAGACCTTTTGATTTCAGGGTAGCTATATCAAATTCAATCCCCATTTCTTTAGCTGCTTTAGCTGCTTCAGCACCTTCTTTTGATGCACGAAGCAAGGCAGTAACAAATCCTCTTATACCGGTAGAAACAATATGAGGTTGTATTTTCTTGACTGCCTCAGCATAAAAAGCACCGAGATCATTAAAGCTCATCCCAGCTTCAGCAGCAAGTCCTGTTACCATAGATAAAGTTGGTCCAAGTTCTTCCATTTTGACCTTACCGAGTTTTACTATGGTAAATAATTTATCGGAAATTTCAGCGGCAGTTCCAGCGGATTCGCCATAGGCGTTCATAACATAGGTAAGAGCATCAGCAGCGGTAAAAGTATCGGTTACGGTGGCTACAGCAAGCTCAGCAGAGGTTTTAAGGATATCCATAGCCTTTGCACCGTCATAGCCAGCCGAAACAATTTGATAAAGAGCCTTGGTTAATTTCTGGGCACTATCGGGAACGGTCTTTGACATATCTATAATTTCTTGAGAGATGCCTTTAAAATTATCTTGTGTCGCTTTGGAGATAGTCTGGACTTCTTTCATTGCGGTTTCAAATTCTTTGGAGAAGTTGTAGGCCTGTTTAGACATTTTAGCAAAGACAAGAGCAGATCCTATTGCCAAGCCTGCAAAAACATCCATTTTGGTTATAGCGCCAGCAAGGCCTCTCAATATTCCTTTGGCCTGAGTAGAGCCAGCTAATAGGCCAGCATTATTTATGCCGGTTTTCCAGTATAATGAATTAGTTCCTGAAACGTCAAGCGCCATATTATATCACCTTAATTAAATTTTTTTATATTTCAAAACATATTTGAAATGGTTTAATAATTTTATTCGATTTCTTGCGATTTTCATTTTTGGGCAATAATCTAAGATTACTTAATGCCCAACACCGTTTGAATTGTAAATCTTCTGGTTTTGAGAAATTGAAGGCGTCAATTGGGATGATGTGGTCAATTTCTAATTCACAATTCATAAAATCTTGCCAAGTATAATTAATAGGCATAGTAAATTCTAACCTTTTTTTTAATTGCTTTAAATTATAACCAACGAGGGATTCCCATTTTTGCCCATTTTTTTCACCTTTTAAAGATTGATTAATTCCCACATGTATTCGGTTATTTAATCTAAATTGCAAATTATTTTTTTGTCTTTCGTAACTTCTTGCCCATGCTAATTTTAATCCGCCTTTCCAATTAGGATTATTCTCTTTGCAATATCTGCCCTTAAGTGTATCCATTATTTTTCTTTTCGTATCTTCGGTAATAATTCTACCTTTAGCTGATTCGCTCATTTTTGATATTGTCTCTTCTGTAAATATGCGTCCTTTAAGAGATTCCCCTATTTTCCGTTTATGTCTTTCCGTAAGTAGTCTCCCTTTTTTGGCTATTTTCATCTTTCTTAAAGTTTCTTCAGAATAGACTTTTGTTTTTCCTTTGTGCCAAGGTATAAGTCCTTTTTTAAATTCAGTCTTAGGAGAATAATGTTTTCCACTATTTGTTTTACTTATTTTTAATTTAATTTCTTCTGAAAGATGTTTACCTAATTGAGCTTTCCTCATTTTTCCTAAAGTCTCATCACTTAAATTTTCCTTTAGATGGGCAATCCTCATTTTTTCTAAAGCCTCTTCTGTCCGTTTATATATTCCAGTTGTCATTTATTTATCGTCCTTTATTAATTTTTTTCTTGTTTTTTCTGTAGCATTCCATATATCCCAACGGAGAGATAAGCTTCCTTTGTTTAATTTAATCCCTTGATTCAAATATCCCCCAGCTTTTTCGCTATTTCCTTCCTCGAATTCGTAAATAGCCAGCCAATTTAAAATTTCCGGTAAAATTACTTTTGTATTACTAACTAATAATTGATCGTATAAGCTCCCCTTTGCATTAAATATATTGAGTGCAATTTCGAAATATTCTTTTGCTTTTTTGTTATTCTTGCCGGTAAAATAATTTCCTAACATTAAATATATTTGAGAAATTCTACTTGAATAATGACAGGCTTCTTTCTCTATTCTTTCCGCATTTTTTATATCATCAAGCGCCAGATAGGAACCTACTAAATTCATAAAAGGTTCAAGGAACGCGGTCCAGCCTTCATTATATTTTTGCTTTCTCATTTCTTTGATCCATATTTCACCGTATTTGATAACATTCTTAAAATCACGAGTTACATAATAAGTTTTGATTAAATGAGTAAAATTGTGAAAATTATCCGGATGTTTCTTATATTCTTTTTGAAGCATTGGCAAACTGCGTTTCATTTTATTTTCAAATAGTTTTTCGCCCTTCTCCCCCCGAAAAATATATCCGTAATGATTAAAAATTATATGAGGGGCAAAAAGATAAGGAGATTTTATAATTGGTCTGTTATGAACAGCTTGTTCGAAGTGGAATTCCTTTTCGTTTTTGAATATTCTAGGTTGCAGCATTTCCGAATATTGTTTCCAATCCTGGGTATAATAGTTATATAAACTTACAAATACCGTTGGTTCTTTATATTTTGGATTTAATATTATATCTTCTAAAGGATATATGCATTCATGGCGCAATTCCTCGTCGGCATCCATATACATAATTTTATCTCCGATAACTTTTCCGATTGCGTAATTGCGGGCTTTACTGAAATCCCAGGGGATAAATTCTTTTTTATATACCTTGTCGGTAAATTTTTTGGCGATATTTATCGTTCTATCTGTTGACCCTGTATCCACTATAACCAGTTCGGTAAGTAATTTTAGTGTTTTATCATCTTTCATCTGAATAATAGGTAAGAAGGAATCCAAACATCTTTGCAGATTTGCTTCCTCATTTTTGACTATCATAAATATTGATAATTTTGGTTTTTCCATTTAAATCTCCAGTTTTTCTAATACATAGCCTTCATTGACTTGAGTTTCATCAAAGAAAAATATACTCCAGCCATATTTGGCAAATATTTTACTTCGTTTTTCTTTCCAATCTTCAATATTGTTATTATTTCTTTTCTTAAAATATTTGGTATAAACCTCAATTGCTATCTTCTCGCTGTTAGTATTAATAAAGTCGGGATTATACTTATCTATTTTAAAAGAGCCATCACCAACATATTTATAAGGTAAATTATATTTATCCACTATGGATTGAAATTTTTCTTCCAAGGAAGAAGGGATATGTCTACGTAACATATTTTTAAGTTGCTCTTTGGTTATTGTTTTGCCTTTATTTCCATTGCCTATTTTTTCTTTTATTTCCCTTGTAAGATGTTTCCCCAAATGGGACAGCCTTAATTTTTCTCGAATTTCTTCTGAGCGATGTTTGCCTAACCACGGTTTACCAATCCTATTATCTTGTTCAAAAGTCAATCCTTTATTCCAAGCAGGTTTATTTAAATGAGCAATTCTCATTTTCTCTTTAGCTTCTTTTGTATGATGTTTATCTAACATAGGGGAAATTTGTTTCTTTCTGGCTTCTCTCATTTTTTCTATGGATTCTTTAGTGTGGTGACTTCCTTCTTTCATTTATTCTCCTTTGTTTATAATAAATTTTTAATTTCGCTAATATCTTTAATCTCCATATCAGTTATTTCTTTCCTTTTTTGTTTTTTAGGATCATAACTGGGAATACTACTCATCAGCATTGCAATATTTATATAGCTATAATCCCATAGGATATCCCTCATGGACATCCGGGGAAAATAATGCATTAATCCGCCAATTATTCGCCAGGGGTTTCCTCTTTCTTGATCTGTAGTAGATTCATACCCCTTATCGAGACTAAAGATGCTAAAAAAGGGCTGACATCCATTTGCTGAATTACTAAGGTCATTAATTTCAGCCCCTCCTTTGTAGTTAGATTTTCATTAAGGAATCTAATCAATCTTTTTGACGGTTCCTTTTCACTATTGACAATTCCATAGGCAATCATCTTAACTAATTTATCTTTATTCTCTACTATATTTTTAGCTCCTAAATCCATAAAATTGATTTCCTTATCGTTTTTTTTCATAGCTCCTACTAATTCATCGGTATTTAAATCCAGTAGTATTTTACTGATTTTTAATAGGGTCCCCATTTTAATGGGATAGATAATGAATTTTCTTTCGGAAGGAATTAAATTAAGTCTATTAAGTATATTTTTATTTTGTATTGTAATAGTAAAATCAACTCCCTTTTCAAGAATTGAATTTACAGCATTTTGGCGGATCTGCTTATTTTCTTTTTCACTCGGGGCCCCGAGCTTGTCCTTGATCTCTTTTTTTTTATTCTTTTTGGGCATATTTTTCCTTTCTTAAATTATACCCGCCCTGATAATATTTCTATATAGGGCGGGTAGTGATCTATTATTTTAAGTTAATGGAAGGATCGTCATTTTAATTGGTGCATTTGCCGTGGTAGGTGGTAATAGCACATCAGCTGTAAATGTGATCTGTCCTGATTCGGTTTTGGCAAATCTCAATTCCCCACCGGCATAAAGAGAAGCCCTGGCTATCTCAAACTTTAATTGCTTCGCGCTTATTAGTTTAGAAGTAAGCTCAAAGGCCCTCTCTGCAATTGCTATTGCCGTATGAGGCGATTTCCAAATAGATGTACCACTCACGCTTCCCCCGAAAGCCTGTATCATTATGGTAGTTGACATATCCCTTGTAGCGAATTCTATTGTTTTCTTGCCTCCGGTGATTACTTGTACATCGGGATATTCGAAATCCTCACAAAACAGATCTGCTACTGAAGCCGCATTAAGCACTAGATGTGCGCTGTCAGGCACTATATATTGTATAGTAACAAGAGTAGTAAGAGACGGTCCTATTTTTATTGATTCTATTCCTATCAGTCTTATATCGCTCATTTTTTATTCACCTCGTTTTTATTTTTCTATAAAACAATTTATTCTCAAATTTACATAACTCATTGATTTTTGGTCAACGTCCGGTAATAGTATTTGACTCACGATATCAAAAATATAGTATTTTGAAGTGTTATTATATGCCTCTATTTTGGCTATCACCGCATCGGTTATTGCTCTTAATTTTGTTATGTCAGGGGTCCCGTTATTAAAATTTTTACAATAGCAATTTATCATAAAGGTGGCATCGTTTATTATTTCGTCTCCGTTATAGTTAGATAAAGGAATTATTATAATATCCTGCAGTTCAGAATTTAAAGGTTTTTTATTCCTGTAAACCCTACCATCTATTGTGGCCTTAACTGGATCTACATTAATAATAGGATATAATATATCGTTTATATCAAATGTTGTTTTCATAGACTATATTCCTTTATCTTTGATTTTAAGAGAGCCTTCGCTGCCGGCACGCTTCCGGTAATTACATCATATCCTTTACTTTCAACCGCTGCAGCATATTCCATCCCTGCAACTCCGATCAGGACAAATCCTTTGCTATTTTCTCTTAATACCTCATTTGCTATTTTTTTTGCTTGGGCTCTGCCTTCTGCTTTCCCCTCTATATTTTCTTGAATAATATTTCCATCCCGGGCAATGATATATCCGATTGAACTTCTTAAATTACCCGTTTGGTCGTGATATGTTTGTGTACTCCTGGCGTCATTGACGAATTTTTCGCCTATCATAGCTAGGGTCCAGATGATCCTTTGTTCTATGCTAACCGTAAATCTATCTATCCGTCTGTCTACGTCCCCTTGTGAAAATCCAGGAATCAAAGGCATATTAACACTTCATTTCTATATGTTTTTGATATTCAAACAATTGTAAAATTATATGTTCCTTGCTAAAAAAGGTTAATTTTGCAGCCTTAGGGACGCTTCCCGCACCAGCGAATAATGGAGAAGAAATAAACCAATTATATCCGATCATATTACCGGATTCCCCTATAATATATTTAGTTGAATTCGGTTGAGCATTACAGATAATCCCTATCGTTACTAGAGTTCCGGGAGTATATATTCCAATTGAGCTGGTAGTCCCGGCTCCATAATAACTTAAAGTTGCTGTATGAGGATATCTTTTTATTACCATACCGCTTCCCCGTTAACTGTCGGTTCGTCCATATCGTATTTCTGTAAGATCCTTTTGGCCATTGCGATAAGTTGAGCCCCACTATATTTTATGGTAAAAGATCCTTCTTTCAGGTCGGGATGGGCTGCAAGAGTAAAATATAAATCGGCCGCGCATAAATCTATATCTTTAGCATTAGCTGCCGAATAAGTTCCCCCTGTTGCAACCCCTCGATCCAAAAGAAGTTTCTCCAATAAATTATCATTTTCATATTCGGTTAATGATTGTAGAGACTCTTTATTATTCATAATATTTAGATTATGTACCCCATGCTCCGGTAGTCGACATTTCGGTATCAAGAGAAAATACTCTATCTATTGTGGGCCAGGATGGGAATGCATTAAGTTCACCTTTGGTATATTCGGCCACAGGATCTACATCAGACCATTTGGAAATCAAAATAGGTCCTTTCTTGGCTTGAACCACTTGTTTGGGTGGATTGGTTTCTTCGGCTATTGGTCCGTAGAGCATATCTCCGCACTTTAGATCTTCCATGAAAGTTACATATCTGTCCGCGCCAGCAGAATCTAACCAGGGATCAACTGATGTAATTGTATGTTCTGCATCCTCGTAGCTTATCCTGGTATCAATTATGACTATCTGAGGGAGTCCTTCAGATTTTAAAGCATTATTTGCCACTTCAATTGTAGGAGCTCTTTTTAGCCTTGTTCCGCCATAAATAGCAAATGGAAGCACGAAATCTTTAACTTGAGTTGATACTCTAAATGCTAACCATTTAGAACGATTCATTAGTATATATTTTGGGTCTACTCCGGCGTCCCGGGCCTGCTCAAGGACATATTCTATATCGGTTATAGGTTTAGAAGTTGCAGCAAGAGAAATTGTCCATTTAGTAGTATTGGCACCCACAACGACTTCTTTATTAGCTGAAGGAAGTCCAAAATCGATGGCCTCTTCTGTTATTACTCCTGCAGCATTTGTAACGGTAGAAAGCGTTATTTGTCCTTTAGATAATGCCTGGAATATTATCCACTCTAACCGGGCATTTACTCCATCTATACAATCGTCTACATCTCCAAATACAAGGTCAAGTAGAGCCTTCTGTTCTGGTCTCGCCATTGCCTTTAAAATATTATAGGTGTTCAAATCCTTTTCTGTCATTTTCTTTTTCATTCTGATAGAAGGGATTTCTCCAGTTAATTTACTTACGGTCCTTCTAGTCTTTAGCGGTGCACTTACATCGTATGCAACTACATCGGCAGCTACCCTGTTTCCCTTACTCCCGACTAAGGTTTCGTAAGTTAAATAAGGTGTTGATTTTAAAGGAAAAAATGTAGGCCAAAATAATTTTTCGAATACACGGGCAATAAGATAGGCCTGCAAACTTTTTTTGTCTATTTCTTTTAATAAACTATATTCCATTTTATTTCACCTCGTTTGATATTTTTATTTAATCTTTATGCAAATCTTATCCTGGCAGTTAAGTCAGTTTTATGTTGGGTTGTAACGAAATAAGGTAATTCGGACTCATCTACGGTTCCTCTAACAACAGCACCCGCAAATAAATTATCCAGTAGAGTTGCTACTCCGCCTTTTCTTACCTCTACGTTATCCCGTAAAATGGCATCTGCGCCATACAGAGCGGTTGCAGTGGCAACAGTGGCAGTTTCGTATAAGACTGAACCTGATACTATACCACCAGTTGCTCCTACCAGTGCTCCCGCAACAGCGATTCCAGTAGTTGATACTCTGGTAATTGTCGAGGCAGTTACCCCATAAATATATAGGAATTCACCTACTTTAAATAAATGATCAGTAGGTTCGATTACCATAACAGTGCCTGCCGAAACTACTTTATTAACTATTTTTACAGTTTTGATTACGTTATATAATCCCGCACTGGAAACATCAGCATTTAATAATGCTCCTTTTTTAATTTCCTTGGTGGCAGTTGGGAATCTATTAGTTTTTATAGTCACCCCGCCGGGAATATCTTCTAATATTTTTAGAAATACAGGATCATAAACAGATCCTGAATCTTTTTCTATCTGTAAACTCATTATATTTTCACCTCGTTTGATTTATTATTTTTCTTTAATTTCTTCGCCTTTCTTGATTTCTTCTTCTGATAGTCCCTGAAAAGGTTGTCCTTTGGCCCCTTTATTTTTTTCTTCTGCAAAAGTCTTCGCTGTTTCTTCTCCAACGGTTCCCGCCGGTTCACCCTTCGGAGGTACTTCTCCACCTTTAAGTTTCTCATCAATTTCGGCTTGTTTGTGTTCCAGAACTTGATCCTTTAGATTTTTTACACTTTCCTCGATGTCCTCGTCTTTATCAACTGTAATATATTTTGAGAATCCTTCGCTCAAATCTGCTTTTTTTAGGGCATCTTTGATTAAAGTCTCCCGCTTTGTCTTAACAGTTGTCCCGCTCAAATCCTTTACTAAAGTAGTCAATTTACTAACTTCTTCGGTCAGATCTGATATTTTCTTTTCGGAATCGCTCATATCTGCCTGCTCTTTCTTTTTCTTTTCTTCGGCCTTTTCCTTTGCGGCTGTCTCTTCTTTTTCTTTTGCCGATTTTAGATCATGTGTAGTGATGGCCTGCGATACCCTCCGGTCTGTCTCGCTCTGCAGGTACTTATTAAAACTTTCTTCCAGCCCAGCTTCTTTAACAGCAGCGACAAGTTGTTCCGGGGTCAGTTCAATTTTCCCTTTTAACTTTTCAATTTCTGCATCAATTTGACTTTCATCTGTCACCTTGATTTTTTCTGCTAATCCCTCATCAAGCCCCGCTTTCTTTAAAGCAGTTTTAATTTGAGTTATTAAGTCCATTTTATTTTCTCCTTATTAATTTTATTTTTCCGAAATTACTTTTATAGCCGAATTTCTCAATACTTCAGATATATCATTCTGTTTCTTTTTTACTTCCCTTTCTACTTCTGACATCAGTTTCTTATCTTTTCTGATTTCCACAGCTTTAATCAAAGTATCCACTGCGTTGGTAATTTCCCATTTTTTCTGTCTTTCTTTTTCTGTTTCTGGCATTCTTTTGTACGCTCCTGATTTAATTATTCCTGCATAAAAAAAAAGAGCCACTCGAAGAAGCTTTTAAAACTTCTCAAAATGGCTCTCTTGGAGCTCTGACCCTCTAGGGGTTCTGGCTCTCTCTTGGAGCTCTATTTACTTATTTTTTTCTTTTATTCATATTACAACATTTTTTTATCTTTTGCAAGTTAAAATAAAATAATCCTATCCCCTTTTACTTCTTTGATATTGCCTTTTTTAATCTTTCTGCTGCTTCTTTTACTTTCTCCTTAGTCGCTGCTTCAAAAGTTCCCTTATTTTCCTTGCAATGCGTTCTTGCCGCCAGTTCTGTATAGGCATCTATCGGATAACGAAAAGCCTGGGTTGTAGTCGTGGTCTTTCCCTTCAATCTTCCGATAATGATAGATAATTTCCCCGATTCGATTCTTTTAAAACTATCTTTCTGAAATAAACCGGGACTCTTTATTCTGCAGCTATGTTCATTCGGGTATGGCATCTGATTCGCCTCCTTAATTTTTATTTTAAATAAAATCGGTTAAAATCCTCCAGAATACCCTAAATTCAAACGTGGAATGCCTCTCTCCATGCATCTTTACTTTATTAAGGCTATTGGTAGCCTATTATCCAATTATCGTTAAATATTTATTATAATTATAAGAAATTATATCTTTCCTCACAAAAATATAACTCACATATTGGGTTGGTAGATCTATCCCATATATTTCGTTCTTAATCGCCTCAAAATTAATTGATTTAAACCAATTCAGGATTTCGATCATAGAATATGCTTCATCTATAATTTGAAGCCTCTTTGGACATTTTTCTTTCTTCCAGGACTGCAATCTGGCATCAGGAATATTAAGATAGATAATTGTATTGTCATTAGAATGCCTCTCTATATTATCTATTAAATACGGGATTTTCTCTCTTGGGATATGCTCCATTATATCAACTAGACATATTACATCAAAATCTTTTTTATCAAGGCTAAAATTTGTTATATCCTCTATTCGATATTCGATATTTTGATGATCAGAATTTTTCCTTGCGAATTGAATTAATTTAGGGGATATGTCAATCCCAATTACCTTTGCTCCTAATCCAGCTATATATTTCGTAGTTATTCCCGTGCCACAACCCAAATCTAAAACATTCATCTCTTCTTTGATTATGCCCTTTAAATCCCTCTTTACTTTGATATGTCTTGGATTCTCCCGGGTATGATCATATCTAAGATGGCCGAGGAAATTATCGTAGTAAGTCTTTACTTCTTTTGTAGTGGGTTTTGAGTTCATTTAGTTACCCACTTTTCATAATCCCATTTATATTGATAACATTTTACTTCTGGTCGTCCAATATAATCTAAGAATCCCTTCGTTGAATATGTTGATATTCCGATATTATTGTTACTATGTCTTATCGTTGCTTTAAAGTTAATCTTATTTAATTGTTCTGTTAGCCATTCCACATCTTTAGCTAAAAAACCATTGGTAGCTAATACTATCATAGGATTCCCCTTTCGAAGATATGCTAAATGTCCGTCCCCTATATACCATTGTCTTAATGTTAACGGGGTTAATTTAATATTTTTAGGCACTATTTTTTTACCATTAGGATACCATTGTTTTTTAATAGGTAAAAGTTCTTCATATTCATATGAAAAATAATTATAACTACAACAATTATTTTTTTTATTATATCTTTTTCTTATTTTTCCTCCTTCTATCCCGAAAGATTCTAAAGCATTCTTAATATATTGGCAATATTCTAAATATTGAGAAGTATATATAATCCTTGCTGAATAAGGATGTCTGCAAGCAATACAACCATCACCTAAAAGTTCTCCATTTATCCATTCGATAGCTTTTTCGGATAAATTACAATGATTAGCTAAAGCTAAATGCGTTCCCTCACTTACAGAACGGACTGGAATGTTTAACCTATGTATCCAATTATTTATAATGTAATATTCTACATTACATATTTCGGCAATTTGATACATGGATAATTTCTCTTTTATATATTTATTTTCTAACCAATTTTTATTATGATATAATCTTAACATTATAACCCTTCAAGTATTTGTTCTATTTGAGCTAATTGATTCTTTAAAGTCCAATTCTTTTTAATCACCCAGTCTCTATATCCCCTTATATTATAACAGTTTTCGGTGATTTTACCAACTGCTTCGTTAATTGTATTAAAGAGTAAATCTGGTGAATATAATTCTTTCGCTCCATAAAAATTATGAATCACGGGTTTTATTCCACGAATCATAGCTTCCATAACATTATAAGGATGTCCTTCATGAATTGACGCACTTAAAAGATAATTTTTACCTTTCCAAAATTCATCCATTTCTTCTATGTAACCATAGAATTTAATATTATTTTCAAGCTTCATTTCCTTAATCATATAATCGAGATATATCTCATAACGAGAATCTTGAAATGCACCTGCCCAAAGGAGTATATATCTTTTATCAATATCGACAAGTTTACTCATTATTTGTAATACCATTGGCGGATTTTTTTTATAATTTATTGATGCCACAACAGCAATATTATATCCCGAGTCTGGATTTAATGATTTGATTCTATTTATATTTAAACCATTATAAACCACTTCTGTTTTTACTTTATTCTCAATATCCGGGATAAATTCCCTTAAAATCCCCCTGATATGTGGAGCTACAAAGATTAATCTATCTACCACGGGCCAATTAATTCGTTTAGTAAAATCCATAAACACTTCGTAACTGTGGAGTCTGATTATAACTTTTTTGCCCTTGATCCCCTCGTAATTCGTCCCTATAATGGCCGATTGATTACACCATTCCAACCAGACAATATCAGCCCATTCAATCGCGCTATAAATTTCTTGTTGGGCCCTAATTATAAATTTTCTGACAATGTAATTAGCTGACAGTCCTTCGATTATCGGGTCCATAAATTGGTCAAGTCCTGCCAGGCATATAAAACCTATCTTTTTCATTTAATCCTCCTTCTCTAAAATAGTAATTCTGATTATCAAGATTTGTTTTTTATACCCTTCTTTTGGGCTCTACCAACTTTTTATATTCCTCATATAATTCTAATCTTGCTTCAACGGATAATATTCTCCATAATTCAGAATAAAGTGCATTGCTGTTAATATTATCAAACCATTTATTTGCTTTTTTTACTTCTTCTTTCACTACTTGAGTTTCAAAATATGGTCTACTTATTTATCCTCCTTAAAAAACTCTTCTCTTTTCCCTACATATCCGCACCGCCTACACCACTTTATTCAACTTTTCCATTTAATACCCTTATATATTCTATAATAAATTCCGGGTTATCCCGAATAAAGCAGGTAACGCCAGTAGTAATTAATATATTTATATTTTCTTCACTACCATTAAGACACATTTCAAATTTTATTCCGTGCATAGATTCGTGCATAATTACTTGCAAAGTCCTTTGATAAGGCATACTATTACGTACTAAGATTTCTTTCCAAGTTTCAGATATTCTACCATCTAAATTGCCCTTCTCATCGTTTAATTCTTTGTGGTAGGTAATCTTATAATTGCTCGATATAATTCTAATCTTTTTAAATTTCTTATTTTTACGGTTCAAACTTTTCTCCTGATTCCCTGCTAATTTCAATCCCTTGCTTAATGGCTTTTAATTTTGCTGCCGCTTCGGATTTTTCATTGCCAGCAGTATAAGTAAAACAAGATTTATTATCTCTTCCGTATTTCCAGCCCGGTTTATTATCTTTTCTACATCTCACTAATGGCATATTATTTCACCTCGATTATTTCTTCTTTCAAATTAAAATCTTTATCAAAATTATCATTTATCCAATATGGTTTATTCTTATATTTGGCAATTTTGGAAGCATTTGTTTTGATCCAATTTGTTGCTTTTTTAGGTATCTTTGTAATATAATTTGATTTCGCTATCTTGCCAGTCTTCATAAAGTTAAGCGAGTCCTTTTTGTTAAGCATAATCGACGTTGTATAGCATAAACAGCCTACGTGCCAAGTCATAAAGACAAATCCTTTCGGGTATTTGCCAACCAAATCATCGCACATATCAAGCCGGGGATGACTCGCCGATAGGTGAACCTCAATTCCAGTAACAAAATCAAGCTGTTGCCTTCTTGTGTAGTCGCTTAATCTATAAGCAACGTTCACTTCATTCCTTGTTAACCTAAGAGCATTCTTATATGAGCTTCGATAAACGCCCGCTCCCGGTCTGTAACCCCTTGCGGCTTTAGATAGCACCAGCTTCCCCTCTTGCCTCACCCGCCTAAATAGCTTATTCGGTTCATTCAAATACTGCTTTATATCCCTCGCAATACCTGCCGCACTTTTCCCAGTAGATATCCCACTTGATAAATAAAGTTCAACTTGATCCTTAGCTCCCGCCGTCAAATTCCAGACTCTTTCGCTAATAGTCATTCCCGCTGCGGTTCGAGCCAAAAAAGCCTCCATTGCTCCTATATTTAATTGGTTAAACGAGGCCGGTATGCCGTTTTTGGTCAACTTTATTCCATCAGCCCACTTACCCACCAGCTTATTATTTTTTAGATTAGCCATATCCCAGTTAGACACAACGCCATTTCCGATATAAGCCTCGATATCCTTGTTGAGCTTGCCTAAGATTATATTTACCTGCTTTTCCAGCCCTCTGTTTCTTACATAAAACGAGCCTTGATATACTGCTGTCGGGTTCTTTAGCTCGAAGATGCTGATTCGTTTAGCAAGGTCACGGGACGCCTGATTAAGTGCCGCCTCGATTTTGCGGTTGTATTTGATTATATTTTGAATAGACTTAGCTTCAAATTGGTCTTCTATGGTCATTTAATACCTTCTTGACTATCTTATAATATTCTTTTGATATTTCGCTGCCGATATAATTACGATTATTATTAATTGCTATTTTTGCAGTTGTGCCAATACCTATAAAAGGGTCGTAAATAATATTATGTTCATTAGTAAAATTCATAATAAAAAACTTAGCTACATAATCATGCATGATTGCCTTATGTTCTTTGCTCATTTTTGCAACCGAAGTTGTTAAATGATTCTTTGTATATGTATTATTGGATTTCAATTTATCACCGAAACAAATAATAAATTCATAAGCATTTGTTATATTAAAACCTTTTGCAGGCATTGGATTCGATTTTTCCCAAATAAATATCTCAAATATCTCATTATAAAAATCACCTATTAAGCGGAAAACATCTTTTTTATTATAATAATTTTTTTGTAAATTAATAAAAACATTACCTTTCGTAACTCTTATTGCTTCAATGATAAATGTTTTTAGGAATGAATAATAATCTTTGATAATATCATTATAAAATAAATATTTATCATTTCTTTTTCTATTATAAGGGGGTGAAGTAAAGATGACATCAACATAATTATCAGGCATCTTTGCCATTGTATTTAAACAATCTTCATTATAGATTTTATTTACTTCCAACTATTACCCCCTTATCCAACAAACTCTCATTCTCCTCATCAGCCAACTCCATCATCTCAGGCAAGTAACCCTTTACAACTCCCGCTTTTATCAAAAACTTTATATCCTTGCTTAAACATTTACCCCCTGCCCCCCTGTAACCATCGAATAATGGATCAAGATGCATTGCATTAATATATTTATCCAGCTTAAATGCCTGTAATAATTTATAGTAGTCTGCCCCATATTTCTGGCATATATCGTATAGCTCATTCCCGAATACTACTTTTACGGTATACAGACTATTCAGGGCCACCTTTAATAATTCTGCTTCTACCGGTTTCATCATTATTATTTTGTTTTTATTATCTACCGCACGCTTGAAAAGTCCTTTGAATATCTCGAATACTTCTCTTTTCCTGGTCCCTACAATTATTTTATCAGGACAGATTTCGTCTAAGAACGCTGTCCGTTCCCGTAAGAATTCAGGCAGATAGACAAATTCCCTTTTATATCTTTTTGTAAATTCATCAGTCATTCCTGGCATGATGGTGGACCTTATGGCGATTATTCCTTTTTTGTTTTTAGAGTTTATATAGTTTACTGCCATTCTGACATCTTCAAATTTCATATCAGCTTCAGTAGGTACGCAAACGAATACAATTTTACATCTGGAAATATCACAACCGTAACCTTTAGGTGGATCATATCGCTGAACTATATGCCCCATATCTTCTAATAAACCAATGAGACTATTTCCGATAACTCCACAACCCACTACAGCAAGATTTATTCTGTTATGTTTCATAGGATTCCCCTAATTTTGATAATTTTCCCCGCTCTTCTTCTAGTCTTTTGATATCTTCTTCTGAATCTTCTACTAGTGGATTTTGTCTTACTGCTTCCTTTTCGCTCATGATGGCATCGCCCGCTCTTGCTGTTGATAATGCCTTTATAAGTTCCGACATATCCTGAGGTAGAATATTCCCGAATTTAATTGATATATCTAGCTCCTGTAAATTCTTTGCTTCTCTTACATCTGTTATAGATAATATTGCCTTTAATAAATTGATTCTCCTAGTCAATGATTCTCCGAATAGTTCTTCTTTGTCTTTCGCTTTTAGAATAGCATCCATGAAAAGGAATTTGAGGGCTTCTCCTGATGTTTTCGCAAATCCTTTAACGTTATTAAAGGATAAATCGGGGGTTGAAGTTATAGAATATATGATATCTTTCAAAGTCTCATATTCTAATTTTACGGATTCCGGTGCATGTTCCCAGGTTAAATATGAGGCATCTCCATACTCTATTTTACCTTCCGCCCCGGCCTCACCTTCGAATTGCAAGGTTTTGCCTATTTCCCCCTTTTCCGGTGGGTTTTTTATTTTTCCTTTTAGTTTTATAATAGGTGCTCCAAAATAATCGTTTGTATCGGCAAATTTAGAAATTAACATTTCGATTCTGTCAATTTCAGTCTGAACACTCATCCATTCCGGCTCATCCTGATCGTAATAAATTATCGGGATTTTTTTAAATAGATTATCTTTTTCTTCAACTTCCCAAGATTCTTTTTTCGTTCCTTTCCTAACTTTATCCGCAGTATAAATATCTACATGCTCGTATTTTTTACCGTCAATATCTTCAAGTTTATACCTGCGGGTAAAGGCATCCATGTCTCCGTTTTCATTAAAATGAGCATAGATATCATCGCCGTTTTTCTTACATAGCAGGGACACTTTAATATATTTATTATTTTCGTTATCGATTATTGTATACCAAAGTTCGGCCACTTTCGTTTCCACAAATAGCCTGCGCGTCAACTTCTTATTGAAATAATCTAATTTGTCTTTTTTCCAGATATCATCTATTAGAGAAAAAGTCTCCTGGAATTTATCCTCTTTATTCCCTAATATTAATTTCACTGGATCGCCGAATAAAAAAGATACGGCCATATTGACAATCTTCTTTTGAAATTGGATGACTTCTTTCGCTTGTGGAATTCTCTTTAACGTTTTACCTTTGCCTATAATTTTATCGGGCCGGTTTTTTATTTCATGATCACCAGTATATTGTTTTTCATATAATTCAAGATCTCTTTCCTTTGGGTCCTTACATAATAGTTCTGTTAATTTCTTAAAATCCTTACCATGCATTTTTAAGATATCTTCTATCTTCATGATATTCTCCTTTCCTTTATTTTTAAAATATTCCTAGTTCCTGGGCAGTATAAGGTTTTTCTTCCTTCTTCTCGAAAATCCTGTCGTTAAGGGCATAACGGACCTGATCAATAAAATGATTATTTCTATCCACCGGTTCATTAATGTTTATTCCGTCTTTATTCTTTTTCCATTGATATAATTGAAATTCATTTATTGCATTCTGGCATTTTCTATCAATTATAATTTCGAATTGTCTCATATATTGAATACCAAAATTGACACTTCCCGGACCTTTCTTGGCCGGCAAAGCTTCTATTCCATAAGTCCTTAATTCTGCTATTGATTTTGGTTCAGATGAATCACACCTTATATATTCTTTATTAATATCCGGTTTTAGTCTCGTTGCTATAACATCATTATTTAACCCGAGTTCATATAATAATTCCTGCAGTATATATAATTTCTTCCCCTTTATGGCCTGTCTTCCTGCTGCGGTAGGATCGTTCGCAAATCCAAAATCAAGCCCGTTATAGTAGATACCAAAGGTATTTTTAATTCCCGAAAGATCTTCGATCTTCCAGTTGGTAAAGATTAAATCTCCTAAAATCCCCCAGTTTCCCAAGGTGTAGACTTCCCGGTAATAAGGATCTTGCTCATTCTCCAGCTCATCAATATCGTCTTGTTCTAGGAATCTCAGGTTGTCTTTATAGGTTGTCTTTAGAATCGATAATCTGTCATCATGATATTCGGTTTCGCCTTCTACCCAGTTTTTAAAATATTCTTTGAATATCCAGTGGGTCCGGAAAATGGGATTGAAACATAATGTTAACCGTTTTAAGACTTTAGATTTACCTCTTAATCTCTTATATAATTGTTTAACATCATCTCTTTTTGTTTCGGTTGCTTCTTCTATCAGAATATCGGTAATGACCCCTTTCTCCGGGATTATCGATTTGAGTTTTTCTGCATCATCCAGTCCCCTAAAAAGAATTTGATATCCATTAACACAAGTAATAGTCATCTCGGATTTATTAATTTTAAATAACTTCTCAAGATTATAATTTGAGATAACTTTTTTAATCTCATTATATATTGATGTTCTCAGAGTATTGGCTGTGTTTCTAATTACGAGATAATTTCTATCACCTTCTAAAATGTCGGTTACGCACCGTTGAGAAATAAATACCGATTTCCCAGCAGATGCCCCACCGTAATATATTTGTGTTCTTATCTTGTTTTTTAGATAGGGGATATAAACTTCGTTAAAAAGTCCCTTATCAGAAATATCAACTTTAATCATTTTTAGGCAATTTCACCTTAATTGTAATATCTCCTTCAACTTCCAATTTATGCTTTTCAGAAGGAAATTTATCTTTTAGCTTATACGCCATATCCAAATACTTCACCCTCACATTGAAATCTGGCACATCAATAAATTCTATATTTTTGGAATTGGCATCGGGTAAATCACCGGTGCCTGGCTTTGCTTCTTTCGGTGGAATAGGTATTACTGATATTACTTTAGTAGCGTCTAAACCTTCTTTTAATTTCTTGCTTAACTGAATATCGGTTATCCCTGCTTTATCAAAAAATTCAGATACTGAAATGTCTACTTTTTGTAACATTCTATAACCATATTGACGGGGGTTTTTTGCATTAGGATTAATAGTCAAAAATGCTTTTGTAGCATTGCCACCATTATCGATATATGCGTCTATAAATTTTCGTACTCGCAAAGTTCTTTTTAATTTCATAATTAATTACCTTCTAAAATTAACTTGCCTAAAATATATTTAATACCATGTTTTTTCCGTATTCCCCATAGCTTTAGATTATTGCTTATGCAACCCGTAGATACTTTGTATATTTTGGCTATTTCTTTAATTGGCATATCGTTATTATATTTTCTAATAATGTCTTTTTTATTTTTTAATACATCATTATGTTTTTCTTTCCAAGTTCTCCTCATCTCTATAATTACTTTTCCTTTCAACAAATAATTTCTTTAATGGAATATTTTTCTGCATCTCCTTTATGAGAAAATTTACTTTTTATCGTAGGTAATAAAAATCCTCTTGATGTTTTTGTTTTATTTTCAACTTCTTGATATCTTTTTGAAACATATAATAGTTTTAAATATTTTTTACTAAATATATATATAAATTGATAATTCCCAATAGCCCAAAGCCAAGAATTATCCTTACGATAAATCCCAGAGGAAACATAATTTTCATTATCTGGATTAGATTTCTCTGCTATTTCTATATAAAGATTTCCTGTTTCTTCAAGCCTCTCATCAAATTTTATTTCAAGTCCTGCTTTATTTTCGCCCTCTGTAAATTGATATTTTCTACTTATATAAGTTACAATTACCAATCCAATTTCATATAATTTATTAACTACAAAATCTTGATATTCTTCTCCCTCATTTCGCTTTTCCTCAGAATAATTTTCGTAATTATTCATATTTGAGCTCCCCATATATTCCAATTTTCTGTTTTTCGTCTGGCAAATAATTCTTCTTTTTTACTATTCGGATACATCTTTTCTATCAATTTACGGAAATATTCTGGCTTTTCTGAATGTTCTTTTGACCTTTCTATTGATATCACGCTATCTTCCAATTCTTTATTTTGTTTAGGGAAAGAACCTTTTACACATATTAATAAAAATTCATGCCTTACAGAATTGTAATGTCCCCAGTTATGCTTCACTTTATCCCAGATAAAAGATGCCTTATATTTAAAACCCCATGCTTTTATTACTTCAAAACATTCCTCTAATAATGGCGAAGTAACCCACAAAAATAAAACTGCATTATCATCTACAATACTTTTAATATCTAAATCACATAATTCTTGTATAGTCATTGAAGTATAATGACGCTCAACTGAACCATAACCCTCAACAAGTGTATCTCCATAAGACCAAGGAGGGTCGGCATAGATAACATTATATTTGCCTTTTGGCAATTCAGGAGTTCCTTCAAATTCGTTTTCCCTTTGCAATTTTCTCGCTAATTTAATAGCCCCGGAAGTAGTTATCTCTTTTTTAGTCTGTATATATTCTTCAAATTTCTCTTCGGGTATAGAAGCTATTCTTTGCCAATTAGAAGATTGGTCTTTGCGTACTTCCATATCAATAAGGGTAAGAGTCTCTGACCCTTCTTTTGGTCTTCCTTCTTCTGGTTTTCTTACCTGTTCTTTCAGTAACTCCCCTGCTCTTCGTTCTGCCCTTAATTTTATTTCTTCTGCTTTTCTAATTAATTCAGGACTTTCCTTTGCCTGTATCATTACATAACGATATGCTTCAGCCTTATCTCTAATTAACTTAATTTCATCAACCCTATAACATTCCTGTATAGCAAATTTCATTTTGTTATAATTTTCTAAATATTGCATTATTTCTCCTCCCTAAAATAAAAAAAAGAGAGCCACCAAAGAAGTATTAAACTTCTTTTAAATGGCTCTCTATTTTGGAGCTCTACAAATATTCTATTTTTTTAATTATATCATTTGAATTTAATTACTTCAAATCTACTGAAATTATCGTTGTCTAAAAATCGTCTTTAGCTTTTTCTAACTCTTTTTGTTTATTATCTTCAGGTCTTTCTGGAAGGATTTTCGTACTTATAATCATAAAAAATCCTTTCCATTCTTTTGAATTGAAAGTTAAAGAAATTTTCGCATTTTCTCCATTCCATATCAGTGAATAACCATCTTTTAATTTTAGTGTTGGTTCACCAAATTTCTCCTCAAAGATTATTTTCAGAATATCATAATTCGTTTCACCGAAAAAGGTTGCAGACACATCATAAAATTGATTACTATAAAGATTAAAACGATAAAATATATTATCAAGTTTAGCACTGCCAATATTTTTTTTATCATCTTTTCTATAATACAAATTATAGGAAGAGTTAATTTCACCTATAAACTTCATATCCTCTGTCGGGGCATCTCCCCATTTCAACCCTCTAAATCCATCAGGTTCATTTTGGAAAGCAAATCCTATTCCTGTAATCAAGAATATTAAAATACTTGCCGATAATAAAATAGACAAATTCTTTTTCATTTTTTAATTTCCTTTAATTTTATTCTAAAATCAAAAAACTCTTCTCGTTTCCCTACATACCCGCAACGCCTGCAAGTAAGTTTGCCAGTTTTTATTTGTGCTATGATATTTTTACTATTACATTTTGGGCATATAGGTTGTTCCTTTTTCATTTTACTATTTCCCCCTTTTTAATATCTTTACATACATACATTATATACTAAAAAAATAGATTGTCAAATTTCTTTTTTCATTATCCCATCAATTATATTTCCCTCTATTTTATAAAATCTTAAAATTCCCCAACTTCCCAATCGAAGTTTTACCATTAGCCAGCTCACAAAATTTATTTTTTTCTCATCATGCTTTACGGTATTATATTTATAATCCATTTCAGCAAGATTATATAAATATTCAAGTTCTTCTTGTGTAAGTTTTTCTTCTATCAATTCAGACTTCCCTTCTTCATTCCTTTAATTTCACCTTTAATCTATCTGGATTCTCATAATCGATTATATTTATCGCGCCGCAACGGTCTTTTGAGCATTTAATTTCTATTATAGGGCCTCCTTCCTGGTGGTTTTTGCTGATAGAAAAGAAAAGAGGTCTACCACATCTTATACATCTTATTTTTACCCTTTTCATTTTATATTTCTTATTTCTTTTAATCAATTATTCCCACCCCGGAATCAGACTGCTATATTTTTCCATTTCTTTATAGCTTAATATTTCCTCAAAAAAGATTTAATAAAATTTTAACATCTTACCCAATTTATTTTTTATCTCTCTATATATTTCTACATCGATGATAATTAGCCTTATTTTGGGGTAATATTTTGCCATTCTTTTAATTTTTGTTTTACTTCTTGGCGTCATATAACCCTTTACTTCATGATACTCCGAACTACCATCGTTATTATAAATTTTAAAGTCTGGTCTATAACTTCTTACTCCTAATTTTATTTTTTCAAACATAAATACATTTTCTTCATAAGTCCACCTTTGTATCTGTTTTTGTCTAACAAGAAAATCAAGATATAAAGAATAATTTGCTTCCCATTTGCTTCTGAAGAATATATTCTTACCATTAATATTATAATATCCTCTTTTGACATTTCCGAAAGGTCTAATCCCATTTGGATAATAATTAATACATTTAGGGATTTTACCTTTATGCGTATTACTTATTATCTGTCTCGTTTTTTTTGTATGATATTTACCATAAAAACCATTTTTTTCACCCTTAAGAGATTCACTTATTTTCCTTTTTGCTTCCTCTGAAAAATGTTTACCTAACATATTTTTGTTATTTCTCGATGCTTCGCTTAATTTTCTTCTACACTCCAATGAATTATATTTACTATCGGGATTTTGCCAAAGCTTTTTTTGAATTTCGCTGTTTTCTTTTCGAGAACGACGAGAAATGTTAAATTTTATTAACCATTTTCGTATAGTTTCATGAGTTACTTTGCATATTTTAGCAATTTGGCATGTAGATAATTTCTCATTCCAATATTTATTATATAACCAATCTCTACTCTGGAATAGTTTTTGCATTTAACTTTTCCCTTTAGCTACTTCCATTTTTTATATTCCTCCCATTCGCAAGATTTGAATATCCAGGGGTTGTTTACCCACCTCATAAAATCCTTATATTTTCTACTCTTTAACGTATTATTATAATTCATAACGTATGGCTTAATTGATCCTCGTTCATCCTTAATATCTCTTAATCTTTGTATTCTATAAAGATCTTCTTTAAATGTAGTGTCAAACCCAATTAGGACATATACAGTTATATTTCTAGGCCTGATCCCGGCCTTAATAACAAGTTTTAATCCTTTTATTATTTCAGTTTCATCTTTAATATTATCCCAGGCAAACCTTATCATTTCCTTATATTTTATTCTGGCCAGCAGTTTGGCATTTTCTTTATTTATAAGCCGGGCATCCAATCCCTGGTTAAAATCCATTCGCCAGCTTTTGTTAATATATTTCTGTAATTTTTTAATATGAGAAGGCAGGGCCAGAAAATTGTTATCTAATAAAACCACTACATTAGATTTGGTATTCAAAAATTCTTCCACTTCTGCATGTTCTTTGATCATCCCTTCTTTCTCCGGTACGATACAAAACTTGCAATTCCTAATACAGCCCCGGGTAGTAAAGCCCAGAGAATAATCAAGATTATAAAGAGAATAATAAGGTTGGTAGAATTCTACTTTGTGCCCTCTCCGTTTATGATAAGTAGACAATTTCATTAAGGCTAAATTGTGATATTTTGAATCTATGTCAAATAAACCGATCTTCATAGTCAGATCTTCTCGAATATTTTTAATGCAAACAGAATCTCCATGATCACTATTACGCCAAAAAGCGCCCACCAACCCCACTCATTAACTTCTTCTGCTTTTTTAACTGGTTTACTAAATTCTTTTAGTTTTTCTTCGCCCCATCTTAAGCTCATTTAATAACTTCCTTTATAACCTCTATAATTGATTTATACAATTTTCTACCCATATTTCCCGATAATCTATCTATCGGATAACCCATCTCTTTTTTAAGAAAATCATTTATTTTATCAAAATCTTTCTTTGGAATTGGTAAAAAAACATCTTCGGGATAGGGATTTTCCTTTTCCAAAAATTGGATCAAATCTTCTTCGATCTTTTCGCCACGCTGGAGTAGGGCGATAACTTGTTTAAGGCTTTCCGCATCATTTACCAAAAATGTTCCACTGTGAATATACCTGTCCTGTATTGGAATATCCCGATTTTTTCTTGCATATTCCAAAAATTCCTCCAAAAACTCTATCGCCTCTTTAATTTTTTCTATATTCATTCATTTAATCTCCTTCTTTTAACCTAATATTTTCTTTTTCATTTTTAATAAAATTTCCTTTTGTTCCTTTTCCTCTTGTTCTCTCCTTATTATATTTTGAGTTAGATTAAATGGCCCGGTTCCTTTGTATGTTTTAGATTCATAATTTTGCTGTTTTCTGTTTTTCTTTTCTCTTTGTCTATTTTTGAGCCATTTTTTCTTTTTTAAGATTTTTGATTTCTTCATGTTAAACACCTTTTTTGTGGGAATCGATAAAATAATCTACATCTTCATATCGACCCGGGTTTATGAGTAGTAGCCTTTTTCTCATATCCCGCCAAACGGTAGTTGTAGATACTTTAAATTTTAGAGCAGTAGTTTTTAGGGTTGCATTGTTTCTTAGCATAAATTCAGACTCATCAAATACCCTTTCCACTATAGTTTTAGAAAAATTAGATTCAAAATTAATCTTAGGTCTCATTGTTTATTTTCTCCTTTCTTTATTTTTACTCATTTGCAATCGCCCTCTCCTTTTTTAATATATTCCGGACCAAAAACTTATCTTTACCGGTATCAATAGTATTAAAAAATTTTATATGTTTATTATTTATCCTAGTGTTATACTCCCTTTTGGCCTGTAATTCTGGACTGATCTTTTGCTTAGGATTATCAACCTTTTTCTTTTTCCTTTGATATACTTTCCGCTTTACTGTCACACCCCAATTTTTTAAATGTCGCCATAGAGAAGTTGAGACGACTCCATACTCTTTGGCAATATTTAATATTGGGATATCGTCTTTATACATTTTTATTATTTTTTCCTTTTCAGCCTTGATCTTTGCTCCAGTAAGATTTTTACTCATTAATCTTTATCTCCCCTTTTTTTTCTTCAATATATTCTTCTGCCCTTGCCAGCCAATCAAATATATATATCGAGTAATTGTTATGAAATTTTTCCTTTATTATCTTTTCGTATTCGGGATGCTTTTTGAAATGTACCCGGATCTTATTTAATTCTATTTCTATATCGGTATTAGGGAAGATTTTTCCCCACCGGTCTTTAATATCCTGATCTATGCCATGCCAGCTCCATAATACAAAATCGAATTCTATTTCATTGGCCGGTTTCTTTTTCTTATTTAATGATTTAAAAGGCTGATTTTGTACCTTTTGTATATTTTCTTTTGTATAGTTTCTTTTAGTTTCTTTTGTGGTTCCCCGTTTGGGGAACTTTTTGTTCCTTATTTGGGGAACTCCAGTTCCTTGTTTGGGGAACTTTTTATCCTGATTAGGGAACTTTTTAATAGTTCCCCATTTAGGGAACTTTTCCCATTTTTCAAAGTCCTTCTGAAATCCCAATTTATTACCATTTTTAATAATTAAGTTTCTATGTATCAATCTTTTTAAAGTTTCACTAACATGACTTTTTGATATTGCAGTCATTTTTACCAATTGGCTGCCAGTAATCCAATCCATTTTTTTGTGCCAACCATAAGTTTTTCTAAAAATAGCCCACAATATCTGGCTTTCATAACTCGATAAATATGTTTTGGCCAACGCTTCAACTATTTCATTAGCTAAATCTACGTGACCATCTTCTCTTTGTGGGTTAGCCATTCTACCCTACCTCTCGAATATTTCTAACTGACTTACCTTTTGTGGAAACATCTCATTGCAAGCCTTCAATACCGGATTGATTATCGCTAATTCTTTGATCGCCTTCTTGCGCATACGCTCCCGCCACTCTTTTGCTTCCTCGTGGGTAAAGGGGATAAAATATCCGCCTGGCTTATGCGGGGTGCTTAGGATCGGATAGCCTTCCCGTCGCAATTCCCTGATTGCCACGCGGACCGACCTATCGGTAATTCCATCATTGTGCCAGTAAAGATATTTATTGACTATCTCATATTGACTGATAGCGTTAAAAGCACCTACATGTTCTTTGATGATATTCCAAATATCCTGATTGTAAATTTGTTTGTGCCCTCTACAGACATGATTTGTCATTTTAATTAACCCCTCTTAAATCTTTTTCTAAAACATAATCAGTTTTGCCCATAGTATAGGCAACCAAATAAGCAAATCCATATTCTTGTCTTTTTATTTTTACCCATTCGGCCCTAGGTTCTAAGAAATCCCCTTCTTCTCTTACTGCTTCGAATATTGTATAAAAGACTAACTTTCTTCTGCCTACGACATAGCCATTAATTTCTTTATCTAGATAAACAAGTTCCCTTCTTTTCAGATGTTTTTCCTCATATTCCTTAAAATCGTCAAACTCCCAATACTTTTGATCTATCTTTCTTTTTCTGGTTATTCTTCTATATCTTACTTTTTGACCTAATTTAAATTTCATTTAATTAATCTCCTTTTTCTGGGGACAGGTAAAATAGCCACAAAAACCTGCCCCCGACACTTTAGTCATTCTTACATAAAGAAATATTAAACCACAATCAAAGGCATCATCTCCCCCTTTTTTAATCAGCCCTGCCCCCCTGAAATATGGTCAAAGGAGCAGGGATCGGCAATCCGGAGAACCCTGGAGAGAAAGCCGGATCGCCGGGATTCACCCCTTTTTATTTATTAACCTCAATGGCTAATCGGTAGTACATAACCGGATCTTTACTTTTTACTTTCTTCTTGTCTATATCGGCAATCAAGTTCTTAAAATAATTCTCTACTTCCATTAAATCTATCCTGGTATTATTGTGAATTTTAATTTCCCGGTCTTCCCTGATATCGTTTAATAGATCTGTTACCGCAAATAATTCTTTATAGGTCATATTTATAGTTCTCCCCTCTTTTTTTATAGTTTATTTATATAACTTTTATAGTTCCCCTATAATATCTTCCAGTTTATCCCTCGTTCTAAGCAAGCAACTATAAGCTATTTCGGGTATTACGAGAATAAATATTGCCAAAACTATAATTACCCATTCGTAAATATTCTCTAATGTTTTCATCTTTTCTTCCAATCCTCTGGACATCCAAAATTAGCATTAGTAATACAAACTAAATGCCCATCATGATTCCAATCGTGTGGTCTGAAACAATTTCTTTTAAAACATTTTATTTCATTTATATTTATATCTTTCGCTTGGCTATAACCCCATTTATCTTTATATTTTTTACTCCACGCTCCGGTCCCGCCACAAAGATCAAGAATTATTTTTGACATCTATGGTTTCCTTTTGAATCTTTTTATCATTTCTTCTTCTCATATATTTCAGCAGATCCAAAAGTTTGATGTCATTCTCTTTAGTAAATTCTCTTAATTCTTCTACAGATCTACGAAATTTAGTCTTATAAATCCCCCGTTTGTTCCTTTTGATACGTTTATATACACCGCTTGTCATGGTTATCTTTTATCCCCAAATAATTTTTTCTTTATTTTATCCAGTAAAGTTAAAGCGCATTTCTTGTGATAAAGTCTATGATCATACATAATCATATCGTCTAAATTAAGGATCTTCTTCCCGCACCGGAAGCATATCCAGGCAAGGCCTTCTTGCAGCCTGTATTTTTTCATTTTTATTCTCCTTCATAGTGCATATATTCCAATTTTCCATTTTTATCTTTATGACTTTTAGGATAAAAATGATTTTCATTTCCTAGGTCGTTTTTGAATATTATTATTTTGTATCCTAATTTTTTCATGAACTCAATATCTTTATCATCAACACCTATATAGCCCTTATTAATATTGTGTCCACAACAGCAACCATTCGTATTAATTTTTAATGACCATAAATATTTAATTTCGTCAGCTATACATTTATCAATTCCCATCAACTCACCATTAGGTATTTTTAATGTAATTTGATTATCATAACTACCCATTTTAACGTTTACACAATCACACATTATTCAATTCCTTCAATCACATAAACCTTTGTCAGTTTCCGACCCCACTCTTTATATTTTTAATGCTAATTGAAAAGATTTAATTAATTTATCTTTTTTAATACGATTTTCTTTCGCTGGTAATAATCTTAAATTTTTCAGATTCCAACAACACTTAAAATCAGTATCTTCTGTTTTAGTAAAATTAAAAATACTCTTCGGTATAATATGATCTATTTCAAGGTTACCTTCTAAATAATCATTCCAATTATAGCCTTCGGGTAAAGTAAATTTTAAACGTTTAATTAAGTCAGCCTTGTCATATCCGAGAATTTCCCAGCACTTACTATTTTTATTACCTTTTAATGAATGATTTATCATTCTATTTATTTTACAATTAAGGTTAAATTTCAAATCTGTTCTATTTTTATTTCTCTGCCAATTTCTTGCCAATCTTTTTACTCTTTCATAATTATTTTTATAATATCTTTTATATATTTTTTTTATTTTTTCGGAATTATTTTTACGCCAGCATTTCGCATATTCTTTTATTTCTTTTTGATTATTTTTATAATATTGCTTTTCTCTTTCTCTTATTCTTTCTCGATTATTTTCTCTATATCGTTTATCACTTTCTCTTTTTTTATTTCTATCTTTATATGGCATAATTATTTATTTCTCCTCAATTATGTATACATGAACTAATTTCCTACCCCAATCTTTCGCCTCTTGAAGCGTATCGAAACATAAGTCAATTTTCCAACCCTTAATAGCTTGGCCCACATCGTTACATTTTCCATGACCATAATCTTCTACAAATACTCTTTGCCCCATTTTTAAAATTCCAGCATTAGGATCTATAGCAATACAGCCCCTGCCAGCCACATCGCCTATGGCAGTAAAGCCATCATTAAAGGGTGCGCATGATTCCGGACCAGGATAGTATCCGGTAGATTCTAAGATAAAATATTTAGGCTCTTCTCCATTCCCCTGTTTTGGTATAGCGATATAAATTAATAAGATTAATATTATAATTTCAATTATGATTATTAGTTTTTTCATTCTATCTTCTTTAATCCATTTTTTGTTAAGAAGAATTTTCTTCCTGTTCGTATAAACCCATTCTTTAAATTTCTACATCTTCCACTTTTCCCGTTACAAGGTTTATAGGAGAGACACCATTTACCACAATCACCTTTTTCCACAAATTCAAAACCCTCATCACACCACATTTGTCCACCAATATCTCTTTTCATTTCAAATAATTCTATTTCTTCATCCTCTCCGTCTATTATCCTATCCATATAGCCATCTATGGTAGAAACTCCATCCTCATCTTCACTCTCCATAAAATATTTCATTCATTTATCCTCTTCCATTTTTAATATAATTGATAAAATATAAAATATAATAACAGCGGGGAAGTAGCTTTAATTGCATGCCCATTCCTACTCCCCCAGGCCTAAAAAGATAAACATGGTTATCTTCCGTTCACGGCCGTTTTAAAACGGTATATCCTCATCAGCAATTTCTTCGTCTGGGAAAGGTGCATCCTTATTGATTATTTCAAGTGATTTTTTGTTATCCGAGATATTCTCTTTAGCAGTTTCCTGTTCTTCTTCACTTTTCGACATCTCTATTATTTTTTCTACTGCTTCTGGGTTATCAAGTAAGATTTGTTTCAATTCCTCAATTGGACTGCCCGGCTCTTTTACATTGGCTTTACAGGCAAACCAGGCAATCTCTTTCCAGGTATCTAAACCCGCCTTATTAAATGTTTCAAACATCTTATCCAATTTTTCTTTATCATCTTCGGTGGGTGGTTCCAGGGCTTTCATGAGCTGATTATATTTATCTTTATTAGAAGTTAAAACCTTTCTGGCCAGATGTTCGCTAAGCATGGTTTTAAATATTCCCATATCTACAGCGAACTTAACCAGCTTATCGAAGGAATCAATCCCGGCCTTTTGAGCCTGTTTCGATATAACCAGTAAAATTTTAGTTTCTTCTTTAACCTTTTCTTTATAAGTTTTTTTCGATTCTTGATAAGATTTGAGTTTGCCATTTCCTTCTTCCCGATCCTTCTTTAGCTGGGCTTCCTGGTCTTTTGATTCTTCGGTCTCTTTGGCCAATTTTTCTTTTTTCTCTGCTATTTTTGCTTCAGTTTCTTTAAGTTCTTTTTTGAATTCCTTTGATTGTTTTTTTGCTAAATTTTTTGCTTCTTCTTCATTCTTTGGAATGATTACCGCCCCCTCTTTTTCACTATCTGATTTAGGATTCTCGTCTGGAATATCAGGGAGCTGGTATATTCTTTTTTGGCCTAAGAATAATGTCTGACCTTCCCTAATCTTTTTTATTTCCGGTATAGGCAAATCCAATTCACAGGTTAAAGGCCAGTGCTTATCTTTTCTACCTTCGTGCTGGGTCTCCTTTTGCATTCGCCTTAACTTAAAAGGCAACATTGTAATACTGTTATATCGGTTAGTTATAGGATCTTTTAGTAGTTCTAAAGCCAGGTAAATCCCACTCTGGACATCAACCATAGTATTCCAGGAGCCGGAATCAATTACATAAATACCACCCATTGATATATCGGGGATAAAAAAGAAAAGGCTGGCCCGCTTACTACAGCCATCCTTTTGGCCAAACTTATCGCAGGGGCATTCCACTTCTTCAAAAACCCCTTTTTCGTTTGCCCTCATTGCCCTTTCTCCATTCCCCACACATTTGAGTCCCCTGGAGCTTCCATACCATTTATAGGCTTGGGGAAACAGACCCCCGATATCCGGCAAACCATTTTCATCTAATCCGGATAAGGGGAATGCAATTTTTAATTCAGTGGGTTCTTCTCCGAACATTGTCTTAACTTCCTTAGGGCATACAAAGTAAGGGACATCTTTAGGGTGAAATGCCAATTCTCCATATTTATCTCTTGCCTGTAGGGGATCCCCATTCTGATCCTTCTTATATTTTCCATCCTTATCTTTTGCTATAGTAGGGACCTTTATCCCCAGCCGGATTTTGCCTTTCCAGGTTAATCTCCGGATACTGCTAATAGGATGTTCACCTACAATCTTAGTAAATCGTTTAAAAAAATTTGTGCCACCCGTATTATTCATTTAAAATTACCTCCTAAATTTTTTATTTTGCGGCCGTATTTATTTATCTTTACTTCGGCCCCAAATAATTTTTCATAATCGATTTGTTCTTTTGCTTTAAGCCATTTCATTTCTTCTTTAATACTAGTATCGTTTTTTCTTGCTCTGTATTTAGCAATAGACTTTAGACTCATTAATTTTCCTCCCCAATTTTTAGATTTTTAATGCAGGTTGGAACGGTCTTATTAATTTATTACTTTTTATTAGATTTTCTCTTGCAGGTAATAATCTTAAGTTTTCCAAAGCCCAACATCGCTGAAAATCGATTTGATTTGGTTTATCAAAATTAAATATACTCTTAGGTATTCTATGATCAATATGTAATTTACCTTTTAAAAAGTCTTGCCAGTTATATCCTTTTGGTATTGTTTTCTTTAAGTGTTTGATTAAGTCTTCTGTTGTATATTTAACTAATTTTTCCCAGTGTTTACCATTTTTATTACCTTTTAGAGAATGTCTTATTGCCCTGCTCATTAAATCGTTAATACGATAACTTAAATCATTGTGGTATTTCTCCTTTTTAAATTTTTTATCTCTCACTCTTATATTTGCAATATTTTCCATATAGTGTTTATCCCAGATTTCTTTTGCTCTCTTTATATTCTTTTCCTTCCATTCCTTTCGATATTTTCTTTGTTTCTTACGATTATTTTTCCACCATTCTTTAGAATATAAAGGATTTTCTTCTCTGAATTTTTTATTTTTTTCTTTTATTTTTTCTTTATGTCCAAGATAATATCTTCTGTCTATCTCTTTTCTGTTTACCACAGTAATAATCTCCTAATATTATTTTTCACGTTAAAACGGTGCATCTTCGTTTTCGGCTTTTATTTCTCCATTTTCGATATAAAATCCAATTGTACCAGTGTCATCCACCTCTTCCGCCCAGATCTGGTAACCGAATTCTCTGGCCATTTGGCGGACAATTTCTTTACTTTTGTTATCCA